GGGTGGCCTACACCATGAGCCCCCTCACGGACTACCTCAACGCAGGGGCGACGAAGGAGTGGTCGGACAAGATAGACACCTCCGTCATCAAGATAGACAAGCAGGAAGTCCCCGAATCGGTCAAGCTCAAGCACAAGGAGAGCGAAGACCTCGCGAACATCAGCTTCAAGAACGCCTTCGCCCGGGACTACGGAGCGGTCAAGTACGAGAACGCGGGCTTGTTTGACTTCACGTCCGACAGCATCGAGGTGGAGAGTCCCTTCGTTATTATGCCGACAACGCTCGAGAATCAGGTGGACACCGCAGGGGTGCGCATAGGGACGACTGACCTCGAAATCTACAAGTTCATGGACACGGATGGCGAGCCGATACAGGTCGAGCTGTCCCTCTTCTACTGGGCAGGATATGAGACGACCGCCTTCACTTGGAAGATGGTGAACGATTCGGCCGTCGTGGTGGATCAGACCTCCTTCCCCTACTTCAGGACATGGGACGACAAGCCTGTGGCCTCAACGGACAACTCGATCGCCTTCAGCATTGAGACACCACCGAGCAGAGCGATCACGACAAACACCTTCCTCGAGAAATACTGGAGGCCGCACCTCGACCGCATCTTCAACCCTGCCATGAGGCGCGTGCAGATGACCGCCTACCTCGACACGACGGACTGGCTGACCCTCGAGATGAACGACACCATTCAGATCGCGACGCGCCCCTACAAGATCGAGAAGATCAGCTACAACATGACGGAGGGGAGGGCGACGCTTGACTTGTTCACCTACGACCAGAAGGCCACAGCGACCCCCACCTACTCGGACGACGGCACGCTCACATGGGATCAGACCCCAACGAACCAAGAGCTCAAGCTCGCGGGGGCTCTCAAGGTGGGCAGCAATTACCTCATCAAGCCCGACGAATTATATCAGAGCAGGAGCAGGGGTATCGCACAGCAGGGGGCGATTCAGCACTTGACCTTTCTGGCGAACCCTCGCGTCTTGGACATGATCATCAACACGGACGAAGCCATCAGCATGACGACGAGCTACCAAGAGATCGGAGGCTACGACACGAGCACCTTCGACCAGTGCACCTGCTTCACGAAGAACCTCACGACGGGGGAGTTCACGCAGAACGACAACTTCATCACCGAGGTCATCTTTCACGCATCCTTCACAAATGAGACAACGAAGGACATCCAGTTCGCCATCCTTGTGAACGGGGTCGAAACTAACTTTGTAGCATTCGAGCCGAACGGGTCGAGCGAGGTGATGCTTGTGGGGCTGATGAATTTGTTCAACGAGGACACCATCAGCATCGGCATCAAGAAGGTGGCAAGCGGCAACGCCACGCTCACGATCTCGGACGCTTCATTCATAGTAAAAAGGGCATAGCGCATGATCACAGAAATCATCAAGCTGCTCCAGATGGAGGAGCACAAAGGAATCAGCGAAGAGGTCGATATCGCGAAGGGTAGGCACTACCTCCCGACCACATGGAGGGGCGCGGTGAAGGCAATCAAAAGAATGACATGGCGAACGAAGTAATCATCGAGCTCATCGCCCGGACGCAAGCAGCGGAGGGCAAGATCAAAGACCTCGAGGGGAAGCTCAACGAGACGAAGAAGACCACCGAGGACGCAACAGCAGCCACCAGAGGGCTAACTGGACAGCTCGATAAGATGACGGGCGGGGCGGTGACAGCCTTCAGGGGCATCGTGAAGGGGGCGAAGAGCGGGGTCGTAGCCATGACCACCCTCAAGGGAGCGATCGCAGCCACGGGCATCGGCCTGCTCGTCGTCGCTGTGGGCTCATTGGCCACCATGTTCAGCAAGACGCAGGAGGGTGCAGAGATGTTCAACAAGATCACCGCAGGCATCGGGGCGACCATCAACGTGGTGATCGACCGCATCAGCATGCTCGGCAAAGCGATCACTTTGGTATTCAGGGGAGAGTTCACGGAGGCCGCGAATCTGGCAGCGGAAGCCGTCAGGGGTGTGGGCGATGAGATAGAGAGAGAGACAAAGCTCGCCATCGGCCTCGCAGAAGCCACAGATCAGCTCGAAAAGAAGGAGGCAGAGATGATACTCACCTCTGCAAAAAGGAGGGCGCAAATCGAAGATTTAAGGCTTGCCGCTGAAGACCAAACGAAGAGCAGGAAGGAGCAGGCCGCAGCACTCCGCGAAGCCATACGCCTCCAGAGGGAAGAAGCAGACGAGCAGATCGAGATCGCAAGGGAACGCGCCCGAATCATTGCCGAGGAGGTGGCCATGAGCGAGAGCCTGACCGAGGACATCAAGAGGCAGAGGGAGGCCGAGGCTGAACTCTTCGACCTTGAGAGGCGCAGGGACAAGCGACTGAAGGAGATGATCACCCGCCTGAACTCATTGAGCAAAGCCGAGCAGCAGCAGACGCAGAGCATCGAGGACAAGATCAAGGCCATGAAGGAGGCCATCGCGATGGAGGAAGAGGACGAGGCGATCATGGAGGAGAACTTCAACGCAGAGCTCGACCGACAAATCGAGATGAGCAAGGTGCGGAAGAAGGCACACCTCGAGCGCATCGACGAACAGATCAAAGAGGGCGAGATCGCGGAGCAGATCGCCAAGCAGAAGCAAAGGACAGAGGAGCAATTTGCAGAAGCAAGGGTCGCCCTCGCGCAGACTGGCTTGAATGTCATCGGTGAGATATTCGGAAGAGAGAGCGCAGCAGGGAAGGCCGCAGCCATCGCCTCCGCAACCATCGACACATACAAGGCGTTCACCAACGCCCTCGCCAACACACCCCTGCCACCTCCCGGCCCACAGATCGCGGCAGGCTTGACGCTCGCCTCGGGCTTCGCACAGGTGCGCAACATCTTGAGCACTCCAGTCCCCAACGGATTCGGAGGCGGTGGAGGAGCAGCAGCAGGCAGAGGGGGCGCACCTACGCCCACCATGCCGAACGTCTCCATCTTGGGAGGCAACGAAGCCATGACGCAGGCCACCCGATCGCTCGCCCAGTTCGGGAAGAAACCGACCCGCGCCTATGTGGTCAGCGGTGAGATGACAGACAACCAAGCCCTCGACAGAAGAATCGAACGAAACGCCTCATTCGGATGAAAGCAAAACTGAAGACAATCCTCGAATCTTACAGCGATTATCCTGAAGCCGTAAGCAACAACGCGAAGCGGGGCATCGCCCTGAACGCCCGCGTCAATAACAAGTGCGCGACCCAAATCGGGAAGATAAGAGCCCAACAACTCGCACAAAAAAAACCCATCACAGAGGCTGTGATCCGTCGGATGTACAGCTATTTGAGCAGAGCCGAAACCTACTACGACGAGAGCGACACCAAAGCGTGCGGCACTATCTCTTACCTCCTCTGGGGAGGCAAGGCAGGGAAGCGGTGGGCAGCGTCCAAGCTGAAGGAGCTCGGCATCGAACTGGCAGAGATCGGGGAGCGTGGAGGATATAAAAGAAAGAAATGAGCTACCAGAAACCCATCGGCAACAAGTCCCTCACATGGGGGCGTTCAGGCAAGAGAGGAGGGCGCAGGGCGTGCCTCTGTGAAGACAACACCTACAAGATCGAGTGCTGTCAGGGCTACCTCCTGAACCAAGGCATCGGGGACGTGTACGGAGGTAATGACTAATTTTGTAGCATGAAGATCATCGAGCTGATAATGATGGAGGACGAGAAGCGTGCCGGAGTGGACACGATATCCCTCGTCTACGACCCCGCGATCGAGGAGAACTTTGTCGCCTTATCCAAGCAGCAGGAGGGCAGGGTCGCCCTCTCCTCCGAGTATATGCGCATGACCTTGAGCGACGCAGACAAGCGCATCGTGACAGGTGCGGCACTCGTCCCAAATAAGCCCATCTACCGCAACGACGGAGGGGATGAATATTACATCTACTTCAGCAAGGACACCACCCGCAAGGCGTCGGAGAGCTTCCTGAAGAACGGCTACCAGAGGAGCACCAACCTCGAGCACGAAGAGGGCGACAGGCTGAAGGGTGTGAGCGTGGTGGAGAGTTGGATCATCGAGGACGAGGTGAACGACAAGAGCAAGTTCTACAAGATGAACCTCCCCGTCGGCACTTGGATGGTCTCGATGAAGATCGACAACGATGAGGTCTGGAAGGAGTACATCAAGGAGGGCAAGGTTCGAGGCTTCTCCATCGAGGGGTGGTTCGTCGATAAGATGAAGACCAAGACGAAGACCGAGCAGGCGCGGTTGAAATAAAAAAAGAGGCCGAAGCCTCTCAAAGAAAAAAGCCCCCGAAGGGGCTTGTCTTATTTTGCGATTGCAACGTAGCGGGCGTAATCGTAGCCCTGCGGGTCAATGAAAATCTCTTCTCCTGTTGTGCTCATCACCTTAACGACGAGGCTGAAGGACTGCTTCTTCCATGCTTCGCGCTCTTCTTCGTTCATCTGAAGCCAGTCTTCGGTTTCTGTCTGGTAGTCGCTATCTGTTCCGCCTTTGCCTGAAAGCCACTCTTGATTGTCGAGGAGGCTCATCTTGAAGATGTTGAAGTCTCTGTCGGTCAAGACTACCATGTCGGTGACCAGAGCCTTCATCGGGATGGTGAATTTGTAGTCGTTAAAGTTCTCGAGCTTGCTCGTATCTCCGAGCAGAAGGTCGATGCGCTGATTCATTTGAACTTGAGCGAGGGGAGTGATTTCGATGGTTGTCATGATGTTGGTGTTTTTGGTTGTTGTTGTTTGACATTGCTAATATACAACCGTTTTCAACAATACCAAACATTTCAAGAAAATTTTTGAACTTTGTGAAAACCAACACAATGGCAGCGAACGAATCAACACCCGAGGGCGAACTCGTCAAGAAGTACATCGAAAAGTACCTCGACGACCTCAACGATAAAGCCGAACCACTCGGAAAAAAGACGCTCGCCCGCATCATCGTCAGAGACAACCCCGACCTGTTCACCGAGAACGACGTGGACAATGTGCGCACCCTCATCCGCTACTACACAGGGCAGTCAGGAGAGAAGAGAAGGAAGAACAAGATCATCGACGCACCACCCGCTGACAGGGGGGCAGCGCAGAAAAGAGGCAAGAGCATCCCCGAGAGCCATGCCCGCAGGCACAAGCCCTTCGAGATTGAAGGCAAGCGGATCGGCATCATCAGCGACGTGCATATCCCATACCACGACCCCGCAGCCATCTGCGCAGCTCTGGACTACTTTCAGAAGAAGGAGGTGGACACCATCCTGATGAATGGCGACATCCTCGACTTTTGGAAGATCAGCCGCTTCCTGAAGAAGGGCAACAAGCCCGACCTCGTGGAAGAGATAGAGGCGGGGCGTGAGTTCCTCGAGTGGCTGCGGTGGCAGTTCCCCGAGGCTCGGATATATTACAAGCTCGGCAACCACGAGGCGCGGTGGGAGCTGTATCTGTGGGAGAAGGCGGGAGAGATGGCCAAAGCCCTCGAGATGGAGTTCGGGCAGTCGCTCGGCTTCGCCCAGTTCCTGCACCTTGAGGAGCATGGCATCACCTACATCCCCGACAACCAACAGATCAAGGCGGGCAAGCTGAACATCATCCACGGCCACGAGTTCGGGGGGAGCTTCTTCAACCCTGTCAATGCAGCGCGGGGGCTGTTCATGAGGGCGAAGGCTTCGGTCCTTGCAGGGCACAACCATCAGACGAGCGAGCACCAAGAGGGCAACATCAACGGGGACGCCATCGCCTGTTGGTCTACGGGATGCCTCTGTGAACTCGCTCCAGAGTATCGACCTTTCGCTTTTACGAAGTGGAACTTGGGCGCGGCATGGGTTGAGGTGTACGAGGACGGGAGCTTCATGGTGGACAATTTCAGAATCATCGAAGATGCAGATGGACTTTACTCGATCCGATAGGACAGACCTTGAGCGCGTGCCTGTCGCCTGCAACCTCTTCCACAAGGGCTGCGACTGCGCACCAACGGAGGCCATGAAGTGCCACAGCGTGGAGCTCGAGAGGCGCAGGAAGATGGATATCTCCACCATTAAGAAGCCAAAGGCAGGGCAATGATGGAAAGAGCCACCTCAAGGGCTTTATCCACAGGCACTTTCGAAAATTAAAAGCAAGCCCCTCAATGTAGGGGTCTTTTTTTATCTGACCTTTGTGACATTAAACTCGAGGCATGTCCATAATCCAAAAAATATTTTCAGCTCTGAACGCTGACGAGAAGCAGGCGGTGAAGACCGAACTCGCTCAAGCCGAACTGAAGGAAGGCACAACCATCGAGGCTGACAGCTTCGAGGAGGGTCAAGCCATTTTCATCGTTACCGAGGACGGGGAGAAGATACCGATGCCCGAGGGCACATACGAGCTCGAGGATGGCCGCAAGGTTGAGGTGAACGACAGCAGCATGATCGTGAGCATCGGATCAGGAGAGGAGAAAGAAGAGGCCGAGGTCGAGCAGGAGGCGAAGGAAGAGATGAGCGAGGAGGGCGAAGCCACAGAGGTCGAAGCCAAAGAGGATGAGAAAGAAGAGGAACTCGGTGACATGGACAAGCTCCGCGAAGAGCTGCGCCAATACGTCCGCGAGGTGGTCATGGAGGCCATGCAGGAGAAGGAAGAGATGAGCAGCGAGGAGACCACTCCCGAGGCAGCAGCCGAAGAGACTGAAGAGAAGGCCGAGGAAAAGGCCGAGGAGGTCGCTGTCGAAGCGTCTGCCCAGAAGGTCAGCGCGAAGATCAAGGTGAAGCCCGAAGGCACTCGCCCCGACTCCATCGACTGGTTCAAGCCGCAGATGCGCAGCACCACGATGGGCAACGTATTCAAGCACTTGAACAAGTAAGACACTAAAATCAAAAACCCAAAAGAATGCCCTCAATTACTGATACAGGCGTAAGCTACGCCGGTGAATTTGCAGGCAAGTACATAAGTGCAGCCCTGCTTTCAGGAACAACTCTCGCCAACAACGAGATCACCATCCTGCCGAACGTCAAATTCAAGCAAGTAGTTCAGAACGTAGCCACAGGCAACCTGATCAGCTCCGCTTCTTGTGACTTCACGGACAGCTCATCCATCACTTTGACCGAGCGCGTCATCGAGCCACAGGAGCTTCAGGTGAACCTCGAGGTCTGCAAGAGCGACTTCCTGAACAACTGGCAAGCCCTCGAGATGGGATTCTCTGCTTACCATGAGCTGCCTCAATCCTTCGAGGACTTCATGCTCGCCCACGTTGCCGAGAAGGTAGCCGAGGAGATCGAGAAGAACATCTGGCAGGGAGACACCGCAGGCTCTGCCCCCGTGAACCACTTCGACGGCTTCGAGAAGCTGATCGACGCAGTCACTCCCGGTGGAGAAATCACAGCCGCAACCGTCACCGCCTCGAATGTAGTGGACGAGCTCGGCAAGATTGTCGACGCGATCCCTTCTGCTGTTTACAGCAAGAGCGACCTGAAGGTCTACGTCTCTTCAAATATCGCCCGCGCTTATCAGCGTGCTCTCGGTGGATTCGCTGCCGTAGGTACTGCGACTGACGCACTCACTCCCGGAGCAGGCTTTGAGGGTCAGATGTACGTCGGACGCAAGCCGATGAACTTCGACGGAGTTAATCTGGTAATGTGCCCCGGCCTCGCTGACAACACAGCGGTCGCCACTCCTTCGAGCAACCTCTTCTTCGGAACTGGTCTCTTGAACGACCACAACGAGGTGCGCGTGATTGACATGGCGCAGTACGACGGAAGCCAGAACGTCCGCATCATCATGCGCATGACCGCAGGCGTTCAGTTCGGAAACGCGAGCGACATCGTTCTGTACAATTAAGAGCGATTAGATAGACAATTCAAGGGGGAGGGGCTGAATCCCTCCCTTTTTTTTTCACTCTAAAAAGACAAAAAGAAATGGCTTGCAATTTGACACTCGGACGGAAAGAGCCTTGCAAAGATGTGGTCGGTGGGATCAAGAAAATCTACCTCATCAACTTCGAGCCCTTGACCTTGACAGAGGTGAGCGGTGAGGTGACAGACATCGCAGACGCTGCCGGAACGGCTGACGTTGACGCGGTAGTCTACGAGGTGCGCCACGCTTCCTCTCTGACCACGAACATCAACAGCTCACGCGAGACGGGCACGACCTTCTTCGAGAGCACTCTCGAGCTGACCTTCAAGAAGCTCTCCCAAGAGGACAACGCAGAGCTCGCGATCATGGCACACGGACGCCCTCACATCGTCGTGGTGGACAACAACGACAACAGGATGATCGTCGGCCACGAGTACGGCTGCGAGGTAACTGGAGGCACTCTGGTGACAGGCAACGCGATGGGCGACCTCTCGGGCTACACCCTGACCTTCACGGCACAGGAGCGCACTCTTCCGAAGTTCATGGACAACGCTTTGACAGAAGCAACCTTCGAGGCTCTCCTCGGGACTGTGACTGAAGGCACAAATTCGTAACTTAGCACCCGACACATGGAGCTGATCTGCTCCTCGTTGGTGTTGGTTTATTGTTTGACAGGAGGAGGGCTTCGCGCCCTCCTTTTTTTTATCAACATACCCAAGTACCTCAACAAGCCTCTGAATGCTTTAACTTTGTGAAAACCACAAGGGACAGATGCACATCCTGACAAGCTCGCAGACAGACTTGCAGACCATCAAGTTCGCGCCTCGCTCGATTGGTGCGCTCCAGTACCTGCTCCACCTTCAGGAGGAGGAGAGCGGCACGACCTTTCAAATGATCGGCTACGGGATACAAGACGACAGCTACGTCAGCATCACCCGAACCTTCCCCCTTTATGAAAATTTGTACTACTACCTCCGGGTGTTCAGGCTGCCCTCTGGGGCTTTGTCTTCTACCATGTCAGCCCTCGACGAGCCGACCATCTACCGCAAGAGGGTGACGGACGACCTCGAGGCAGTAGAGGGATGGGAGGAGAGCGTCTTCCAATGTGTTACAAATCTCGTTGATCCTTACACGAGCAAGACGAGAAGGCAGGCGAATGAACTCGTAACTTCGTACCTCAACAGCGGGGAGATATTGAATGAGATTTATCGAGGCAAGGTGTTCTGCACAAACAGCACCGACCTCCAAGACTTCAGCGTCTACGACAAGCAGCCGATGACGCAGCAACCCGTTGACAATACTGCCAAATGGATCACAATTTGAAGATATTAAAGCTCGCAAGCTACACCTCCCCGAAGGTGAGCGAGAAGCCTCGCAATGCGTGGGTCGAGTACGGAGAGGACAACAACTTCTACCAGTACCTGATCGACCTCTTCCACTCTTCGCCAACGAATAACGCAGCGATTCAAGGGATCAGCGATCTGATCTATGGCGAGGGCATGGAGGCAGCAGAGGGGAGCAGCCTCGAGGCTTATGTGAACTTCATCAAGATATTCCAAGCCGAGGATGTTCGTCGTGTATGCCACGACCTCAAGCTCTTCGGCCATGCATCCTTTCAGCTCACCCTCGACAAGGGTCAGGTGGTGGGTGCTTTCCACATCCCCCGCAACTATCTGCGCCCTGCGAAGGTGAACGACGAGGGTGAAGTGGACACCTTCTACTTTTCCAACGACTGGAGCAAGGCGAAGAGCCCAAAGTTCGCCCCTCAAGCCTTCCCCGCCTTCGGGCATCAAGCGGCAGGCGACGACGTGGCCATCTTGAGCGTTGAATCTTACAGCCCCGGGTCTGTTTACTTCAGCCCTGTGGACTATCAGGGAGGGCTTCAGTATGCAGAGCTCGAGGGAGAGATCGCGAATTACCACTTGAACAACATCAAGAACGGCCTCGCGCCTTCGATGATGATCAACTTCAACAATGGAGTCCCACCGATCGAGGAGCAGTTCGAGATCGAGCGCGACATCCTCGCGAAGTGGGGAGGGTCATCCAACAGCGGCAAGGCCATCATCGCCTTCAATGACAGCCCAGACAATGCGGCAACGATCGAGGCGGTGCAGCTATCCGATGCGCACAATCAGTACCAGTTTCTCTCCGACGAGTGCATTCGCAAGGTCATGGTGGCGCATAGGATCACCTCTCCCATGCTTTTGGGCATCAAGGACAACACAGGGCTCGGCAACAACGCGGAGGAGTTACAGGTCGCGTATGAGCTTTTCAAGAACAGCGTCATCAAGCCCTTCAGGCATTTGGTGACAGAAGCAGCCGAGAGCGTCATGGCACACAACGGGCAGGAGATCGAGCTCTACTTCAAAGACCTCTCCCCGGTCATGATGGAGGCGGCAGCAGCCGAAGCCACCCCCGCGAAGCTGAACAAGGTCGAGATGAGCATCGAAGCCCCTCACTTCAGCGAGACAGCGGAGGAGGCATGGCTGAAGTACCTCGAAGACAAGGGCGACAAGGTTGACCTCGACGAGTGGGAGCTCGTTCATGAGGAGGAGGTGACTGACCCCGACGAACCAGATGGGGAGGTCTTCAAGTTCTTCAAGAGATTCGCAGACCCAGAGGAGAAGAGCCGCCACGACGGAGGCATCTACAAGATTCGCTACCGCTACGACCCGAAGAGAACCAAAGACAACAGCAGGACATTTTGCAAGAACATGGTCGCCAACGCAGAGCAGGGCGTTTATTACAGGCGCGAGGACATCGAGAAGATGAGCAGCGCAGGGGTGAACTCCGAGTTCGCGCCCAAAGGATCGTCATCTTATTCCATCTGGCGGTTCAAGGGTGGAGTGAATTGTCATCATCGTTGGTTTAGGATGATCTTCAAGCGCAAGCAAGTGGGCGGGAAGGTCAAGCCATTGGACGAGACCGAGAAGGGAACAACGCGCAGGGACATCGAAGAGAACTACAAGCGCACAAGCGAGGGCGCAGCGAAGAGCGCAGGGGTGCAGAACATGAACCCGGCAGGCTACGACGACGCGAAGATGCGCCCCATTGATATGCCAAACCAAGGGAGACGATGAGCGACGTGCTATTCATACAGAGGGAAGACCTGATCCGCTACACGCTGATCGGGGGCAACGTGGACACCGACAAGATCATCCCACACATAAAGGTGGCGCAGGACATCCACATCCTCCCCATCCTCGGAACGAAGCTATACGAGAAGCTCCAGAGCGACATCAGCGGCAGCACATTGGCGGGCAACTACTCGACGCTCCTGACCGAGTTCGTGCAGCCCTGCCTCATCCATTTAGCCGCTGCGGAGTTCTACCAGTTCCACGCCTACGAGGTGAGCAACGCGGGAGTCTTCAGACATCAGAGCGAGAACGCGACCACGCCCTCGATTGATGAGCTTCAGGCATTGATCACCAAGCAGACGGATGTGGGCGACCACTACAAGAGGCGGCTCGTCGATCACCTCGAATACTATCCGACGCGCTTCCCCGAGTACACGGCAGCGCAGGAGGACGGCATGCATCCGAATCATTCACGCAGGTCAAATCGTTGGGTCTACTGATATGGCAAACAGCAACAACTGGGGAGAGATTTACAAGTCCACATGGTGGGGGGACAAGGCTTGGAGTGCGAACACGCTCTTCATCGATTCAGCCCCTCCCGGCTTTGGACTGAACCTGCTCAAGGCTTCCGAAGACCTCGACAATACAATCGACTGGGACAGGCTGCCCGACACCACGGACGTGCCCACCGTCTCGGCCAATACCATCACAGACCCCAATGGGGGGACGACAGCCGAGCGCGTGGACTTCACCGCCAACAGACAGGCACGCCTTCAGCAGAGGGTCACGCTTGAGGCTTCCAAGGAGTATACCTTCAGCATCTACGCAAAGGTCAACACAGGCACGCAGAACTTCAGGCTTCGCAATGTGACGCTCGGAGATGCGGAGAGCAAGACAGCGACAACCTCATGGACGCGCTTCAGCTACACCTTCACCACGACCACGGCGGGGGATTACGACCTCTCCCTCCAGAACAACGACAACACCGCCCGGACGCTTGAGTTCTGGGGCGCGATGTTGAACGAGGGAGCGACAGCGGGCGACTATGTGAAGACGGACGGATCGTTCAGCGGCAGCGCCCCTGCTCCGGCTTACGCTGGCTTCGGCGATGCTTTCGGAGGGGTTACGGCTTACTACTCTTTAAGGAAGTTCACCGAGGCCGAAACGCTCAACGCCATACGGGTGAGAAGGTCATCGGATGACACCGAGCAAGATATAGGCTTCGATGCGAACGGGGACTTGGACACCACGGCTCTGACCACTTTTGTGAATGAGGATGTGGATGTGTACACCTCTGACTTTTCAAGCACGGAAGACTTAACCGAAACTAATGGAACGGGGGCAGCAGCCCAAAGCGTTGGAGGGGTGGATGATGCTTACAAGTTCAGCACAATAACGGGAACGGGGCAAATGTATGCTTCTATCGCTCCATTCAGCGGAAAGGGTGGGGGGAATAGTTTTAGGGTTCAAGCCGATGTGTATTTACCATCAACCAATTCGGAGATTGACAAGGTTAGTATTTGGACAGGCTACGGAGCAGAGACGTTTGCTGATGTAACCGCCACCGACACTTGGACGAGCATCGACCAAACGATAACAATAACACAAGGTTCGGCTTTAAGATTCCAAGCATATGATGGGTCAGATATAACGCCCACAACAACGGGGGCAAATGTCTTCTACTTGAAAAACATTGTAGTCACTCAAACCACGGCAGACGGAGCGGTAACAACCTTCTACGACCAAACGGGCAACGGCAACGATGCGACCAACTCGACCGAATCCGAGCAGCCACTTGTCGTAAGTGGGGGGACATTGGTAGAGGAGAACAGCAAGGCGGCTATTGACTTTGATGGGGTGGATGACTACTTCAGCTTCACAACGCCCACAACTTTGTCAGATGAGTTCTTTATTACAACGGCACTCAACTCCAACCCAAGCGGCACATGGGGGATACTCCTCCACAATCAAACCATTTCAACCGAAAGAATACGATTGTATGATAATGGAAACATTGAGTTAAGGATTAACGGCACGACTCATACATACTCTTCTGCATATACGCCAAACACTCAAGAGCTTTTAACCATCGAGCGAGATAGTGCAGATAGCTTGGAAATTTATGTAGATGGAACAAGTCAAGGGTCAAACACCGAGGCGGCAGATTGGACGGGCATTTTAGGATATTTGGGCAGCAATCAAAGCCAAACAAGCGGACAATTTTACACGGGAACTTTCCAAGAACTCATCATCTTCGACTCCGACCAAAGCACCAACCGCACGGGCATGGAAACGAACATCAACGACCACTTTGACATCTACACGCCATGAGTTGGTACATAGGAACACGCGAAGAGGTTGAGCAGTACAACCAAAAGGTAAACGAGGTGAAGGCGTACAAGGGCAGCATTACAAGCAATTGGGCGAACCCACGCCAACACCCTGACGGGAGCAAGTGGGCTATTGTTGCACATAGCACGGAACCGGATGAAGAGAGCAGCCTTATCTTTACAGAATCACTCTCGGACGACTGGACGGCCGAGGAAGAACTCTAAAACATGGCGAACCTCTTTGACTCCGCGAGCTTGCTGCTCGTCGCA